GTAATTCTAATAACTGAAATGTTATTCAATTATATTATTTCTTCTTTGTCTACTAAATATTTATTTTAATGTTTCACGTGAAACATTAAAAATTAATTATTCAATTTTAATTCATATTATAACGGTGCTTAAATATATTTTTTTTAACACGTTGAGCGTCAGCTCAAGCTATTTTCAGGCTTACGAACCGTCGGCATGGTGGCCAGAGGGGGGCACTCCGGCCCCATACCCAGCCGTGCTGGACACATGGACGACAAGCGCGAGTGGCGACTTCGATCCTGCCCCCGGCGTTGGCCAACGGACGCTCGCCGGGCCAGTGCTGGATTTCGATATCTTGATGAATCCGGCGACGAACACCGGTTACACCCTGACGGACGGCCTTGCACGCATCGATCCTCGCCGCGCCCCGTGGGGTTACGCAACGTGGCCGACGAATTGGCACGGCACTTCGAACGGTGTCCGGTGTTACCTCCGCGCCGAGCGCATGAAATGGTTCAAGTCTGCTGATTCTGGCCTGATTATGCCAGCGTGGACCCTAAGGGTTCAACTTGAGTCAGGCACATGGCC